TCATTCAATGGGCTGAACAGTAATGATGATAAGCGTTGCGTTGGATTCTGGCTCATCGTATCCAATATCAAAACGCTCTGGGAGATGCGCTACATTGAGCACGGTCAATGGCTTGGTGATAGGTGGAATTTCTGGAACATAACGAAGCATCATTTGTTCGCCAATGCGCGGCGGGGTTGCATTGGTGAAGTAGGATGCAATGGACTCGCCATTTTTATCAACGATCCTAAATTGATAGTTGTATGCTGTCATTTGGCAGGCTTTGTTTGAGGGTGGGTCTTTCGATATTCTCGGTTGAGATGTTCGAGTAAGGATATTGCAATTTCTACCTCTGAATCGGGAAGGTCTTTAGCAAGATGAGCCAGTTTGCGTTTAACGGGGGATAGTTCTGGGTTGGGTGGAAGGAAACCTGCTTTTTCAAAAACAAGGTCGGCTGGATAATTTAAGGCTTTAGCGATTGAAGATAATCCTTTTTCTCCAATCCATCGTTCTCCATTGAGAAGCCTCGTTACCTGAGCAGGAGAGATTTTGCTTTGGCGCGAAAATTCGGCAGGCGACCAGCCCCGCATAAGTATTTCTTTTTTGAGCCAAGTGATAAATTCTTCTTTTGTCATAAGTCAATGAAATATTACTTATTTGGCAATTGATTGTGGGGGCTAATAAATTGCCTCTTGACAAAATGTACATTTCGCCTAAAATTGACTATAGGCAATAAAATAGTGTTTGTGATCAAAGGAGAGCGCGAGATGGAAGAAAGCAAATTCGAGAAGATTTCGGTGAAGGCAGAGACCAAGCGGCGCGTGAAAGTGACCGCCGCGCTGAGCGGGGCAAAAGATTACCAAGTGACCGACGCGGCGGTGCGTCTGTTCTGCGACCTGCGCGATGCAGGGACGATTGAAAAGTTGGGGGTCCTTGAGGCGGCAATTGACATTGACCCGAAGACGCTGATCACCCAGCTGGTGGATAGGGAATTCAAGAAGCTGGGCAAGACCGTTGTGCAATCTATTCGGAACGGATGAGGCTGGAATGTCGCATCACTTTCAAAACTGCGGAAATGAGCGCGTCGGAGGAAATGCTCCTTCGTGCGATCTTCGAACGTTGGATTCGGGAATGGCTCTCAGAGAACGCCCCCATCCGCGACCCTTCCTCCCATGCGGGAGGAAGGGAGGACGAGGCGCTGGACGGGCGCGATGTCATAGTAATGCAAGTTTATGCAGTTGTGTGAGTTTTCCCCTACGGAGCGATTAGGCGTTGGGCGCGTTGATTGGTGAGGGTTCGAATCCCAATCGCTCCACTGAGCCGCATGAAACGCGCGGGTCAAACTTCCTCCCCTAAGCCCTGATCGGCGCGCAAGCGTCGGTCAGGGTGAGGGAGAGGATGGGCAGAGACAAAGCTTTGCCGCAACAACAAATTTTTTTGGAGAGGAAGGTTCAGATGCAACAACTAGATTTGAGTCAAGTAAGAGTAGCGCCAACACTGCACTGGTCAGAGGATTTTGCATTGTGGTTGCATGAGCATGATCGCATGCCGAAGACGATCTCTGCGTACCTGCAAGATGTGCGCCACTTTGGCAAGTTCTTTGAGCGCGTCAATACCCCCCTAGGGGAAGCACACATGCGGGGAGTTAAGTTCAGCCCCGATCAACTCAATGCCACTGACATCAAGGCGTACTTCGCCGGGCAAGATGCAGACAAGTCCGTTGCGCCGACGAGCCGGAACCGGCGGCTTGCATCGTTGCGGGTGCTGGTCGAGTGGGCAGTGGAGCGCGGCATCCTTGAGTATGACCCAACCGTGTGCATCAAGCGGGTGGCAGTGGAGTTGGCTCCACGCGACCGCTCGGTGGATGAAATGGTCAAACTCGAAGGCGCGGTGTTGTCGCGGAGTCACATCCGGGGCAAGACTGCCCGGCACGATTTGCTCGGCTTACGGGACGAGGTGATCTGGACTCTGTTTGCGGAGGCGGGATTGCGGATCCACGAAATCGCCGGATTGGACATCACCGACATCGACATCACCGGAAGCGAGATCAACGTGCTGGGGAAGGGTGCGAAGAAAGCGAAGGTGATCATCGCGTCTGCATTGGTGAGTGTGTTGCAGGGATGGATGGCGCAGATGCCAATGTCGTTGGATGGGGCATTGATCACCGATTGGAATGGGAAGCGAATTTCGACCGGACAGATTCGGAGGCGATTGTATTTGATCGGCGAAGCGGCAGGGGTGGACGTGAAGCCGCACGACTTGAGGCACACCTACGTTTATCGATTGCTGGACACGATGCTCGAGCAGGGCAAGCACATGCCAGTGGCGTTGGATGCGGCTCGCAAGCAGGCGCGGCATGGCGACGTGAAGACGACGATGATGTATCTGCGATCGCGCGAGAGCCAGATCCGCGCGGCGGTGGAGGCGATGTGATGAATGCCGAGAAGGGGCAGGGACTGCTCGAGTTCGCATTGTTGCTGGCACTGCTCGTGTATGTGCTTTACACGATTGTCCGGTATTTGGTTCTAGTGAATTGATGAATTGGAGGTGCGGCGATGAAACAGAAGTGCGCACGGTGCATGACAGAGATTGTGTATTTCACGCTGGTCTTGTGGATAGGTCCCAACGGCTTCCGGCGCTATCCGATGTGCGACAAGTGCAAGGATAAGACCAAGAAGGAACAAGTTCAAAAGGAGAAGAAGGCATGACAACTGCGATAACGCAAGAGGATGTCGAACGACTCAAGACAGGGTGGAGCAAAGACCCCTGCTGGGATGTTGAAGAGACTGAAGGCTTTGAAGAATTCAAGGAAGAGTTGCTCGCTTGGCGCAAAGAACAGGAAGCGATTGCCGAGGAGCGTTACCTTGATCTTCAGGCGAAGCGCATCAAGAAGGTAGTGAATGAGACCGGGTGCGATGAAGAAGTTGCCCTGGCTCTCTCCACTTTTGGCGAGATTGATTTCGAGATCACACGCGCTGATGAAGAAGGCGGCAACAAAGCGCAGATTGCTCACGCGAAAGCGACTCTGCTTCTTGCGGCGCAGGTCAAGCGTGTGGCAGATGTTCTCGAAGCGATCAACGAACGCGAAGACAGCAACGACAGCCGCCTGTTGCTCGATGAGAAGAGCGTCCGCATTTGGGGAACGGGCGGTAAGTAGTGAGCGCGGGAATCTTCCTGCTACTGCGGAAGGAAGGTCGCGATGAATGAAACGACGCTGATTGTGATTGTCGCCCTGGCGCAATTTGGGTTGCACTATTTTCCGTGGAAGCTGTGGTGCAACGGCAAAGAACTGCCGCGCCCGATTGCGTACGCGTTCGGCGTGGTGGGGTTGATGGTCCCGTTCACGGCATGGCTCATCGAGCAGAGCGAGATGTCCACAGCGTGGATGTTGTGGAAGGTAATCGTCGCAGGCGGAATGATGGTGCTGGCTCTGTATGGTCTTGACCACTATCGTTTGCTGATGTGGAAAGACAGAGAGGCAACTGAGCGCGAAGCGTTGAGGGATGGCGATGGCTCGTAAAGCGAAAGGCACAGGGAAGATCCGCGCACAGATGGAAGCGTCGTTGTTGTCGATGGCAGACATCAACGAATGCCTGCCGCTGATGCGCCTGCGAATTGAGCAGGCGATCCGTCGCGCTGGGCTGGGCGAGCTGTTGTCCCCGGCGTTGGATGACATCAAGCGCATGCAGATCGACGTGGCTGATGCACAGTCACAGGTGCGCACAGCCATCACGCAGTTGGTTGGTGAGTGATGCGCGCGCTTAGGTTTGTATGCAGTAGCAGGAAAGATCGCGATCTTCCTGCGAAACGGGGCGCGGGCGCGGGTGTCCACAAAAACGCGGTGGATGGGCGGATAAGTATGCAACATAACGTGGGGTTATGTTGCATGAATGGCAAGGGGGGGAGGGGTCTTCGGGGTTTTGTCCGAGCGACCCAGGGGGGCGGGGTGGAGGCACCGCAACCATTCCTACAAAATTCCTAAAAACGGGTTGAGAAACTTTCCGGAAAGTTTCGGAAAGACAGAGCAAGTTTCTGAAAAATTCGAAGGACGGACGGGCGCATGGATAACATCATTGAAGAGATCAAGGAACGGGTCAGGATCGAAGACCTGATCGAGGAGAGCGGCATCCCATTGGAGCGTCGGCATGGTCGCTATTTGCGATCAAGCGCGGGACGCGGACAGGGCTTGCACGGTCTGGTGATTGATACCTACAACAACACGTATCACTTCAACGGGCAGGATGAGCACGGCGACGTTTTCAACTGGGTGATGAACCGGATGTACAAGGGCTGGGACTTCAAGGCGGCTCTTGAATTCTTGGCGAAGCGGATCGGGCTGGCTCTGCCTGATTACGGTGAGAAGAACATGCAAGCGCGGCTGGCAGTTCGGGCGCAGGAAGATGCGTTTCAGGTTGCGGCGCGAGTCTTTCACAAATGGTTGCTGAATAATGAAGCGGCGTTGACCTATGTGCGCGGGCGCGGGTTCAGTGATGAGACCATCGTCAGAGCGAAGATGGGATTTTCTGGGAGCGGTTCTGCTACTGACTTCAAAGAGATGGCGGCGGAATTTGCCTTGTACGGCGTTGACCCGACGAGCGCGGCGGCGGTGGCGATCACCGGACTGCACCCTGCGAATAAGGCTGAAGGGGTGAGCGCATGGTGTCAGGCGCATGGCATTGAGCCGGATGGCGAGTGGTTGGATTGGGGGATGATACCGGGGATGATGAGCAAGCGGACACCGCGGCTCGTTTATGCATCCCAGCTGGCAGGTCGGGTGATCTATTTGTTCGGGCGCAATCTCAAGATTCAAGCTGGCGGCGAAGTTGTCGGGAGCGATGATCCAAAATCGTATAACTTGAACAGCCGGTTGATCGGTTCGCGCAAGTTGTACTTCAATCCGCTGTATGGTCGGCGCGTTGAGGATGTTGTGCTGGTCGAGGGTCCCGCAGATGCGGAGACTCTGGGGCAATGGGGCATCGCGGCAATTGCCAACGGCGGAACAGCATGGAAAGACCATGAAGATTTTTTGAAGGAACTACCGAAGCACCGCGATGAGCATGGACATGATCACGGTCATGATGCGATCTATCTTGGCGCGGATGCAGATGATGCCGGGCAAAAGGTGATCCTTGGGCGCGACGGCGAATTTCCATTGGCGGATGTTTTGGGACCGATGGTGCGCGTGTTGCGTTGGAAGGCAAAGGATGCAAACGACTGGCTCAAGGAGATGGTGAAGGAGGGTGTGACGGCGGAAGAGCAAGCCGAGCGGGTGCGCGAGCAGTTGGACAGAGCCAACCCGATCGTGGTGGAGATGGCGAAACATGCGGGACTGCTACCTGCTAAAAGCCAGAAGGCGATGAAGGCGGCGAAGCGCGCGGCGCAGGTGATCGCGCGGTTGGATAAGCGCGAGTTGAGCATCCTGCGCAAGGACATGGCTACTGCTATGTTCCCGGGTGCGAGCGATGCGTTGAGGCAGTTCAATAACTTGATCGGCGAGGAGCGCAAGGAAGCGAAAGAGGAAGATAAGCCGGATGTGATCGTTGAGATGCTGGGCGGATGGATGGCTCAGAAAGATGGCAAGGGCTGGTTGATTGAGTACACGTACGAGCCGGTTGAAAAGAAGGCGATGTTTGCTTTCCGCGATCCGGATGGTCGCATTGGGACGGCAAACTTCCTCGACATCGATGGGACGCGTTATTACCCGAAGACGCCGAATGCGCTGGTGATCGATGAAGGTATTTTGTTTCCAGCGGCATTGGGGAAAGAGAAGAGCACACGCGAGCTGGTGGCAATCGTCGAGTTGTTCATCGCGCGATATTTCCTGCTCGACAACAAGTTTGATTATCGCCTGGCGGCGTACTACGTTTTGCTGACTTGGCTGTATGACGCATTCGGCGCGTTGCCTTATTTGAGAGCGCAGGGCGATTATGGATCGGGCAAGTCGGAGTTGATGTTGCGCATTGGGCATGTGTGCTATCGGATGATGAAGACGAGCGGCGCAGGCTCCAGCTCGTCGCTGTTCCGCGCATTGCATGAGTATAGAGGCACAGCGTTTATGGATGAGATGGACTTGAGCCGAGGCGGGGATATGACGGACGACATCGTGAAGATTTTGAACATGGGCGCGATGAAGAGTCAGGCGAACATCTGGCGCACGAGCGAAGTGATGACCGCGAAAGGGACGCGTGATTTTGAGACGATCAGTTATTCGGTATATGGTCCCAAGCTGATCACGATGCGCGGGAAGTTTCACGACCAAGCGACGGAGAGCCGGTGCTTGACGTTCCGATTGATGGCGAAAGAAGCGATCGAGTTGAAACGCAAGGGCATCCCGTTGTTATTGAATCGTTCGTTCTACGATGAGGCGCGGGAGATTCGCAACCTGCTGTTGCATTGGCGGCTGAAGCGGTGGCAACCGGAAATTCCGGCAACGGAAGATTTGATGGACTTGAGCGTGCCTGCGCGTTTGAATCAAGTGACGATGCCGCTGAAAGCGATCGCGCAGGACGATCCGGAATTGATGAACGACATCGTGAAATTCGTCCGCGCATTGAACAACGAGTTGATCCTTGACCGATCGATGAAGCTGGATGCGCGTGTGATGGATGCGGTGGTGGCGATCCTCGAGGACAAGCGGTATGCGCATCTGCTCTTTGAAGGGGAGGTGAATGGATACGGAGTCGTGAAGTATTCGTACACGCGGCACATTGCCGATGTGACGAATGCGCTCATAGACGAAATGAACATGAGCGACGAGAGAGACGACAAGGATGATGACAAGCGCCACAAAAAGAAAAAGGAAATCACCACCCAGACGGTGAGCGGCATTTGCCGCGAGACGTTGCAGTTCCACAGCCACCGACTCGGGAAGGGCTATGTAATCATCTTTGATACTGATCGTTTGGATACGCTGAAACTGCGGTATGGGCTGAATAAGGCGGGCGCTACGCCAGCGATGGCGGGGAATCCTGCTCAGGCGGTCTATCAGCCCGCGTTTGGCGAGGCGGAATCCGATGTCGATGAACCGATGAACCCCGATGAACCTGATTCGGAGGGTGTATGAAAAATTTGTTTTGTTTTCCTGAGACTTGGCAAAAACCAACAAAACAAATGTTTTTTGCAGGGTTCCAAACGGGTTCATCAGGGTTCATCGGGTTCATCCAAGTTATACGAAGCGCGAAAAGTGCAAAAACAGGTCGTTTTTTGAAGTTGTCGATGAACCCGATGAACTTCGATGAACTTTGATGTGATTCTGGGCTTTGATTTGCCTTGTGAAAAAGGGCGATGAATTTGGAAAAAGAGCGAAGTTCATCAATGTTCATCGGTTCATCGTGAAATGCAAAAAAGGAGCAAAAAATGGAGAAATACGGGTTGGCAGGTTTTATCTTTATTTTCGGGCTAATCGTTATTGCGGCGGTCGGGCTGGGGAATAGCGATCAGATCGCTCCGGCTGTGGCGCGGGCGCAGATCGGGATGGCGGTTGGCGAGCCAGCGGCGGAAGCGTTCACTGGCGGGGCGGCGCTCGTTGTCCGCTTGTTGATCGGCGGGGTGGCGGCGGGAGTCGCCAGCGCGGTGTTCGTCGAGGCGCGGAAGGGATATCGCTTGTGGAAGCGTCAGGCGCAGTCCGGGCGCGGATGGAAGAGTGGTCCCAACGCGCAGTGGCAGAAGCAACCATCACAGCCGCAGCTCTCGCGCCAAGACTTGATGCTGTTGGCATTGAGCGGGAAATACCCGATTGAAAAGTTGAACCGCAAGGTCAACGTGCAAACGGAAGATGACACAGAATTGGAGTTTTGAGATGATGAAGAAAACTGCGGTGTTTTTGTTTTTGCTGGCGCTCTTGATGAGCGGGTGCGAAGGTTACTCGGAAGAGGAAATTCAGACGATTGCAACGCAGGCGGCGCGTGGCACTCCGCCGCCTCCGGTCTTGCAGACATCGGGCGCGGAGTATGGGTATTACTTTTCGACCTTGACGCCTACTGCCAGTGGTCTCAGCGCGGTGGAGATTGCGGCGACTTACGCATATAACAATCAGATGATGCAGTCGAACATGGCGGCAACGCAGAGCGCGTTCAACGCGCAGATGGAACGCGAGCGGATCGCGGCGGTGCAGAGAGAGTTGGATGCCAAGGCAACAGCGGCATCGATCCAATCCACTCAGGATTACATCCACGGGGTGCAGACGCAGAGCGCTCAAGCGACGGTGGCGCAGGCGACGGAGATCGCGCGGGCTGAGTCTACGCGGCAACAGTTCGCGATCAATAGGCAGTCTACCGAACAGGCGTGGAGAGTGACCGAGGCAGTGTTCCCAACGCACAACGCGTGGACGCAGGAAGCGGTGAAGATTCAAATGACGATCACTGCAGGCGAGGCGGAGCGGGTGCGCTTGGAAGTTGAAAAGCAACAGGCGAAGAACCTGCTTGATGCGTACCTGCCCTGGGCGATTGTGGTCTTCACGCTGGGGGTCAGTTCGGAGGGGATGCGTAAGTGGCTGAAGACAAAAGTTTTCCAGCGCGATGAGAGCGGCAAGTCGCCGGTGGTGGCGATGGAGACAGACAACGGCAACCGGGTGATCGTGAGACCGGAGTTGATGACAACACCGACGATGGTGGTGACGCCGCAGGGGCAGATTGTGCAATATCAGCCGGGCGATCCGGTGGAGCAGAGCAATGTGACCAAGCGGTCACAGTTGATCGAAGCGATCTCGCAATTGCCGCCACAGATGGCACAGCAGGGCAGGCAGATGTTGGGCGTGGACTTCGGGCGATCCAAGACACCGACGATTGAAATCGGATCGGGCGATAAGGCGTGGGTCGAAGAAGCGGAAGAGAAGTTGGAGGACGCATGAACATGAATTCCAAGTTGCTGGTAAAGGCAGAAAACGTGGTGCGGATTGTGGAGACGGTTTTGCAGAGCCGCACCGGTACCGATCCGAACATGATCGAGCGTTGGGTGCTCGAGCGCGCGGACAACGGCAACGTGTGGTTGTTCGCGGTGCTGGACGATCAGCGTTTGGGAAAGTTCGAGCCCTATGAGAAGGCGGCGCATCACCTGTCGTCATCCCTGCGTGGGATGCCGGTGATCATCGGCAATCACACCGGGTTGCGTTACGGATTTTTATTGACGCCAAGACCTGCCCTGCCGGATGTGGTGCAGTACGCCCAATGGAAGAAGGGCGTGATGCAGTTGGGCATGGGGATGCGCGGCAAGCCGATCGAGATCGGGTATGGCGATCTATCGCACACGATCGTTGCCGGGATGACGCGCTTCGGAAAATCAAATCTGTTGCGGCTGATGGCATTGCAGGCAAAGCAAGAAGGCTGGCAGTTGGCTCTGGGCGATCCGGACGGAGGCAGGACGTTTGGAAAGTTTGCCAATGACCCGGCGTTGATTTGCCCGATTGGGAAGACCCTCGATGCAACGGTGGCTGTCGTCGGCAGAGTGCAAGAGTTGATGCAGGAACGTGCGCGGCTGTTCGATGCCTTGTCCTCGATGCCGGATGATTTGGCGGAATACAACGAGACAGCGGAAACCCAACTCGCTCCGGTGCTGGTGATGCTGGATGAGTTCAACGGCACGGTCATGGCGACGGGCGGCGTAAATGGATCATTTGCGCAGGCGACGACGATCATTGCCTGGCAGGCGGCTAAGTTTGGGATTCGCTTGGTGCTGGCGGGTCAGGACTTCAGCAAGGATATTGTGGGTCCCGTGCGCGAGCAGATGATGACGCGGATTTGTTTGCGCGTGGAGAATGCGACCGTGAGTAGTGTTGTGCTGGGTCGCGCTGGCGCGGAGGCGTTGGCTGTGCCGGGTCGGGCGATGACGAATCGGTGGGGGACGATCCAGACGTACTTTGTGGATAAGTCTCAGATCGGAAAGGATGCCATCGGGCTGACGAGCGAAGAGCGGACGATTGCGGAGTACATCATTTCCAAGCACAACGGCAGGATGACGCAGAAGGCACTGGAGGATTTCGGTATTACACAGCGGCGGGCGCGAGAAGTGCGGGCGGATTGGATGAAGCGCGGCTTGGCGGAAATCAAACCGGATCGGGACAATGCGTTGTGTTTGACCGCTATTTTTGATGCACCAACCGGTTCGTGCGTTCGTGCGGACCGTCCGGTTCGTGCAGAAAATCAGGTTGAGGAGGCGCAGGCATGAAAAAGAAACAGGTGAAGCGTGGTTTTGTGGAGAGCGTGGTGCTGGTGCTGGAGGGCGCACTCAATTTGAGCCGGGCGTTCGAGCGATTACTGGTGGATGTGGTCGCGGCATTTGTGCCGTGGCTGGCGCCGATCATTCCGGCATATTTGGCATACGACAATATCTACAATCAATTGCATCTCCCCTTGCCAGTCGCGGTGATCGGCGCGATCGTGGTCGAGTGTTTGGGTCTGGCGACGGTGACGACGGTGGTGCAGTTCGACGAGTTCAACTCGACTAAGGGCAATGACGATAAGTCTGCGCCGTTTTTGGTGGCGGCAGGAACAGCAATCTTTTACCTGATCGTCGTGCTGACGGTGAACGCGATGCTGGACAATTCGGATGCATTGCATAAGGTGACGAAGGGAATGCTCTCGACGTTGAGCGTGGCAGGCGCGTTGACGATCTCTTTGCGCGGGCAACATGCGCGGCGGCTGACTGCGAAGCTGACGCGGGATGAGCAGTCGGCGGCAAAACTGGACGCGCTCGAAAAAGAGGAGCGCGAGTTCAAGCGCAAGGAAAAAGAGGAGCGACGCAAGGAACGCTTCGAGTTAAAGAAGCTGGAACTTGAGAAGAAAGTTTCAGAGCCTGCGGAAAGTTTCCAGAAAGTTTCGCAGGAAGCTGCGAAAGTTTCCGAAGAACAATGGACGGATTGGCGGCATGTTCCGCAAGAAGAGCGTTTGAAGATTGCGACGATGAAGCATTGGAAGCAAGTGCAGAAGGCGTACCCGTGGCTGATCGAAAAGACGGCGCAGAATTGGTTGAAGCGCGCGGCGCAGGAAAGCGGGATTGTAGGCGAGGTGGCGCAGTTCCATCAACACGATGAGGTGAGTGATGCCAGCATATAACTTTCAGAAACGATTTGTCACGAAGATCGTGACGGGTGAGAAGTGTCAGACGATTCGCAAGCCGAGGAAGTATCCGACGAAGCCCGGTCACATGATCTATATGTATACCGGACTGCGGACGAAGAACGCAGTGATGATTGCACGATCTCCATGCATTGAAGTGACGCCAATGATGATTTTTCCTGAATGGAAAAAGATAACTAACTTGCTGACAGACAAACCGTGCTCCTTCGTAGAGATATTTCAAATTGCTTTGGACGATGGGTTCGATGATATCGGTTCATTCTTCGGTTTCTTCACGACAGCCTACAAAGAAAACATTCTTACTATGGAAATCATCAAATGGAACCGCAACCTGCTCGAGGTGAACTATGTTGAAGAACAGCGATGATCAGATTGTGGTCGAGAACAGCATGAGCGCGGAGTGGACGCGCCGCCTGCATGTGATGGGCAACAAGCCGCCGATTGATGGCTGGTGCGATTATGTTCCGGATGGTGTTGCGCGGGAGTTGAAGCGTTACACCGAAGCGGGTGTGCATCACTTGGAGATCGAATGGCGGGCGCGTGAGGCGACGGTCTTGCGCTTTCAGGCGATGGAGTTCGCGCTGACGCGCCATGCGGTGGTGTGGGCGCTGGAGCCGGAGAACCGCGTGAGCGTTGAAGCGCAAAAAGCGATTGAGGCGTTCCGGCATTTTTACGGTCATGCCCCGGATAACATTTGCATTAAGCGTTTACCGCGCGGTGTGGATGACGGCGTTGCCCTCACCCTGCCCTCTCCCGATGGGAGAGGAGAGGAGATTTTGCTTATTCAGGCGGACTGGGTGCCGGAGGGCTTTCTCTCTGTGAACGATGCGGCACGGATTGTGTGGACGAAGGAGATTTAACATGAGCGAACTGGACGGGTTGGCTCAATGGAAGTGTGAGCATGGGCATGTGCTCGGGTTTGTGGAACGGCGCAAGCTGGATCGATATCATGTGATGGTGTTGCTGGCTCTGCGGCAGGCGATTGACCTGCAGGCGGAGTCGCCGATTGAGCCGGACGTGAGCATGATCCTCGACGGCGGGGCGACGGTGATCTGCTCGGTGTGCCGCGAGACGCGGTACTTCAGCCCGTCGCAGGCGGCGCTGGATCGGATGCTGGCGAGGGTGGCGAAGTGAAGTCAGGTGACGTGTTAAAAACAATGCGACCGGGCGATCATGGCACCCGGAAATATTTGGAGAAATATGGCGCGCGCCTTGTCGCAGTGCGCTATCGTGGAAATGCACAGAGGCGTGTGCGTTCGACGACGATTGAGATTGTCGTGGAGGAGAAGTTTTGGATGCCGCATCGGAGATCGATCGATGCGATGTTGATGGGATGTCCAGTAATGGACAGTCCGTCAAAAACATAGTTATGCCCCTTTCCTAAGTTGACAAAGTACGCTAAATAGTGTACAATCTAAGAAAGGAGATAATAAGCCATGAAAGAAACAATGATTCGATTGTCAGATTTTCGGGAAGTTTTGAAAGACATCCAGATTGCCGCCCGTGTTCAGCGTGGAGAAATATTTGATTTGGATACAGTTTGGGAAAGTCCCGAAATCGTCTTGCTCAAATGGAGCGATGAAGCAAACCCCAACGGAGAAGGCGGTTTTATTTATGATGATGGCGGATGGGGCTTTGCTGGCTTTCATCTTCCTACAAAAACATTCCACCGCTATTTTGAAGGCGATAGAGAACATTGCTTGCGAGTAATTGAAGCGCAAACCGTGAGCAAGGCAGAGTTTGCTGAAAATCAAGGTAAGGTTTGGTCGTGGATAAATGCTGAAACTGGCGAAAAAGAATTATTGCCAATTCCTTATTTGCCATTGAACACGCCAGAAGAATATGCGGCAGGAATTGAAATGTTGAAACAAATCAATGCTGGAGCAAAGAAGGGATGACTTCTTCTGAGTTTCTCGAATTTCTATCCAAAGAAGTGGCGGCGGCAGGCGGTCAAACGCTTTACGCCGTCCACGTTGGTATCAGCAAGCAGTATTTGAATGACATCTTGAAAGGCAGAAAAGAGCCTGGCGTGAAGTTGCTGAAAGCAATCGGCTTCAAAAAGATTGTCACTTATGAACCCACACGGGGCATAACACTGCTTGCACAGGATGGCGGGGATTCTCCCGCCAAAAAAACTTAATCTACACTTTGGGCTTTATCTGGTCTCAGGCATTTTTCTACACCCGCCCGCCACCTGTAAAGCCAGCCGTTGGGCGGCTCTCGCTCAACAAGGAGAATTGAAAAATGTCAGATAAAAAACGCGTGTCTCGCGCCCCTCGTGGTTATCGAATTGTTTTGTGGGCTGATGGTTTTTATCATGTGTATTTCGGCGGTGAGTGCATTGATGAAGTTTTGTCTCGGTGGGCAGGCATAGCGGTTTGCAAAAAACATAAAGCCGCCCAACAAGGCGTGTACTGGACGCAGGGGATTCACTCCGCTGAAATGCTTTTATCTCATCCTGAATATTCAACTACCGCGCAGGCTTTATCTACGCCCGCCCTGCGCCAGTAACGCAAAAGTTAGCAAGCCTAAGAAAAGGAGTCTTACGATGGAAAGAACAATGAATGGTCGTGAATTGCGAAATGCACTTTTACACATGGCGCAAAATATCCATGATGACGAAACCAAGCCCGTTCAAGAATGGCTTGATGAAGTTCATGGAACTATTTTGGGAACGAGTGACGGGGCATTGTGCCAAAAAGAAATCGTGAAAACCGTTGCTCAAATGGTTCTTGATGAGCCCAAAATGCTCAGGGCTTTGTCTGGTGAAATTGGCAATTGGTCGCCAGCGGCATTGGCACGTGCTATTCGTGAATATGGCAAAGAATATGGTTTGTCACTCAGCCGAAAGGCTGAAGGGTGGCAGGTCGCATTTGCGGCTTGCTAACACAGCGTCGAGCGGACAGGTTGGATTCTGTGCGGTTTACAGGCTTGATACTGGCTTCGGGCTTTTCCTGCTCTCAGGCATTGTTCCAGCCCGCCAACCTGTCCGCTCACGCAAACCGTTGGGCGTTGTAGAGTAAAATACAACTATGTTCTTATTCAGCAGACGCGAATCAAAGCGAGCGATGCGCAAGTTGAGCGAGCCCAACAACCCCTGGGGCGAAATAGTTTTTTATCTGTTCATAGGCTTGATCATTTTCGGCGTGATTAAGTGGTTATTGACAAACTAGAACGTATATTCTAAAATAGAAGGCAGAACAGCCAATATGCGGGCCCGCAGTCCCCATGTTGGCTGTTCGCATTTAACGGAGGTGTGAATGCCAGTAGCGCAACCAACCTATCAACTGCCGCTCGATCTGGATTTGCCGGAACCAGATGAGGAAAAGCAATCACCGGAAGAAGCGAAGATACGATCCGAGGCGGCGCGTAAGGCGCTCGAAAATATGTACGGGCGGATTGGCGCACCGCGCTGGATCGAAGAATACAACGAGCTGGTAAAGGGCGGATGGCATTGGAGGGTGGCGGCATACATTGCCTGGGCATCAAGCCCGAAGGTGGCCCGAGAACCAAAGACACAAGATGACCTGGCGCGGATCCATTTGGGGTTAACGAGCGATCGCGCGATCAGCACATGGCGCAAGCGCAACCCCGCAATTGATGAGGTGGTGAGGATTATGCAGGCGGCTCCATTGTTCAAGCACCGCGCGGAAATATTCACCGCGCTCGTGGCAGTGGCGGTGAAGCCGGAATACAAGAGTCACAACGATCGCAAACTGGCGCTTGAGTTGATGGGCGATTACCTGCCCGCGAAGAAGGTGCTGGCGTCGCTCTCGAAGCGCGGGGATGACGACGATGTGTCCGCTTTGAGCGACGATCAACTTCAGGAACTAGCGAGAGCTTTGTCGATAAGCGAGGATGACCATGACGATCACACCGGATAAGAGTAACGCGAACAAGGGTACGAAGCGGGGCAAGGAACTGCTCAAGCAATCACTGCAAGAACTGGGTGGAGGTCGATCCATACTGCTTGATAAAGATGGAAATATTATCGCTGGTAACAAGACCTTCGAAGCGGCGCAGGAACAGGGCTTGGACATCCGCATCGTTGAAGCTGGCAGAGGCGAGTTGATCGCGGTGCAGAGAAGCGATCTGGATTTGGATGATCCGAGCGGCGAAGCAAGGCGGCTGGCTTATCTCGACAATCGCGTGAGCGAGCTTGATCTGAATTGGGATGCAGAGCAGATCGCCGCGGACATGGAAGCGGGCATCGACCTTGAAGGCGCAGGCTTTCTCGAAGGCGAACTGCGCGAGATGATGGAGCAGGCTGGGCTTTTACAAGATGCTGGCACGGACCCGGGCGACCAAACCGATCGGGCGGACGAGCTGATCGAAAAATGGAAAGTGCAAAGCGGACAAGTGTGGGCGCTGGGAGAACATCGCTTGATCTGCGGTGACTCAACGATTGCGTCTTCAGCCGAGATTATCTTTGCAGGCGAACAAGCCTCACTCGCTTTCACCAGCCCGCCGTATTGGGTGGGCAAGAGTTACGAAGGACAGACCAGCGAAGTAGAAATTGATGCTTTCATTTCGCAAATTGCCGATGTGATGTGCAGTGTTGTTCGCAAAGATGAAAGTCGGATCGTGATCAACACTGGTACTGGGTTCACGACTGCGTTCGATAAAAAGGCGAAACGGCATGTGTTGCTGTTGGTCGATAAGTGGACGAATGCCCTGCGCGAGCGTGGATGGAATCTGCGGCATGTGAGACACTGGATCAAAGAAGGACAGTTGATGGCGACGTCGCCGCGAACCGATCTCATTGATCAGCATAATGAATTTTTGGCAACGTATGAAAACAAGGACGGCGAAGCAAAGCGGTTTGATGATCTATTCAACGACAGCGATGTAAGTATGCTGATGACGTTTTATCATCGCCAGGGGAAACAGCGCGGGCAGGAATGGACGGGATCATCGTGGTCATTGCGATCGTATTGGGATGACATCAAAGGGACCGCAAGGGCGAACGGTCATGTAGCGGCTTTTCCGGTTGAACTTCCACTACGGCATTTAATGTTGTACTCAAAGCGTGGTGAGATCGTGTTCGAGCCGTTCAGCGGATCGGGGACGACCATCATCGCTTGCGAAGTACTCAAGCGCCGGTGCCGGGCAATCGAGATCAACCCGGGCGATGTTGCGGCAACGCTGGAGCGATGGAACTTGATGACAGGATTGCAACCTGTGTTGTTGACCCCCCTGTCTGCTTCGCAGACATCCCCCCATTTTCAAGAGCGCGAAAATGGAGGGAATCATGAGTGACTTGAAGTTTGACAAACACAATGCCAATCAAGGCACAGACAGAGGGCGTGACCTGCTCAAGCAATCACTCACGGAGTTGGGCGCAGGGCGATCCGGACTCATCGATAAAGATGGCAACGTGATCGCAGGCAACAAGACTCTGGCGATGGCGCAGAAGCTTGGGCTGAAGGTGCGCATCGTGAAGACCGACCGCGATGAGCTGGTCATGGTGCAACGCGATGATCTCGATCTCAACGATCCAACAGGCGAGGCGCGAAGGTTGGCATATCTCGACAACCGCGTGAGCGAGCTTGATCTGAATTGGGATGCCGATCAAGTTGCGGCGGATTTGCAGGCTGGCTTGGAATTATCCGCTGTCGGATTCTTGGACAAGGAACTGCAGGAACTGATCAACTCGCTGGGGGCGGAGGGGCAAGTCGAAGCGGATGAGGCGGCTGAAGCGGAAGCGATCGCACACGCGGATGAATTGCAAGCGAAGTGGGGCGTCCAGGCGGGGCAGGTTTGGGAGTGCGGCGATCATCGGCTCATGTGCGGGGACTCAACGAACGCGGCGCACGTGGGGCAACTGGTGGGCACTGAGCAGGCAACCGTATGTTGGACCGATCCGCCCTGGAACGTTAACTATGGGGGGAGAGAGCATCCTTCGTGGAAGAGACGCTCGATGAAAAACGATAATCTGGGGGATAAGTTTCCGGCTTTCGTGAAAGCGGCAGTGGATAACATTTGGTCGGCATGTGTGCCGGGTGCGGTGATCTATTTAATGATGTCGGCGCAGGAGTGGCCCGTGATTGATAAGGCATTGCGCGACAAAGGCTTTCACTGGTCAAGCACGATCATCTGGGCGAAAAACCAATTGGTGCTGTCGAGTAAGGATTATCACACGCAGTATGAGCCGCTTTGGTATGGATGGAAGGGCGATGCGGCGCGGGTGCGTGAAGTGGTGGACCGCAAGCAGTCGGATGTGTGGCAGATCGATCGTCCCAAGCGATCGGAGGAACACCCGACGATGAAGCCGATCGAACTGGTGGAGAGAGCGTTGCGCAATTCAAGTTTGCCGGGCGACGTGGTGATCGATCCGTTTGGGGGAAGCGGAACAACGTTGATCGCGTGTGAACGAACGGGCAGGCGGTGCCGCACGATGGAACTTGATCCGGCTTACGCGGCGGTGGAGCTCGAGCGGTGGTCGTTGCTTACGGGAACTGCGCCGGTCTTGACTTCCTTTTGATGTAGCGGACTAATGGGGGCAACACTGAATAAAGGAGATCAACATGAGTAACGAAAAAGAACAACTGGACAGATTGGCTGAAATAGAAAGTCACATTGAAGCGGCGATCCGAATCTTGCAAGAAGCGGAACGGATGTCAGCCAACTACGCGGAGCGCGGCACGATGGAATCCTTCCGCGGGCAACTTGCCGAGATGCTGAATTGCGATCATGGCGAAGGCGGGCTACAGCCTTACATCACAGCGCGGGTTATGAAGTACCGCGCCAGCAAAAAGAACATTGTCTACAATCGCGAAGGCAAAGCGGTGAGCGTGACGATCCCCACCGACGATGAGGATGGCGAGGAATGAAACACACAACGGTTTACGCGGCAAAGGCAAACATGCAAGATAAGTACAATAAGCAGGTCGAGCGGATGCGCGCCCTGCTGGCGATGTTGCAGGAAGAGTTTGATAAGCAACCGACTCCGAGCTTGCGCTGGGAAGAGGTCTGGGATTTGAAACGCTCGAATGAGTTATTGGAGAGCGTATTGCTGACTCACACGGAGCGAGAGATTCCGCGATTGACAGCATAGCCAGCGTGCTATAAAATAATTTCAACAAACAAGCGACGTGCCCCCTCACGCCGCTTGTTCGTTTAATGTGACTCTTGACATTTTTAGAACAAATGTTAAAATTAATTAACTGAATAACCCACCCGCAGACCCTTATTGTGCAGGGTCGTTCCACGGAGATGAGCGCCCGTCGTGCTTTTGCACGGCGGGCGTTTTTGTTTTTCACCATTCAAAGGAGTTAACTATGACGTTCGACAATTCACGCATTCGCATGTTGTTTGCGCTGTTGGCAGGCATTGCCTTCCTCGTGTTGCAGGCAGTCTTCCCGGACCTGCCCTTCACCGAAGAGCAGACCGTCGGCTTCTTCGGCTTGCTCGCGGCGTACCTGATCGGCGAAGGCTTGGAGGGTAAGCGCATCGCGGACAACCTCAAAGCGATGCTCGGCTCATGGAAGTTCCGCTCGCTGATCGCGGGCGTGATCGTGATCTTCCTCAAAGCCTTTTATCCCGACTTCCCGATCACCGACGAGCAAGTGATCCAAGCCATCGAATTATGCGGCGCGTTGATCCTCGGCATTGGCGCTCAGAGCGCCATGTCCAAATTCTAAAAACAGGGACGGCTTGTCATGGAATACACGCTCGAATCGATTGGCGAACAACTCAATGCCCACATTGTCCGAGAGGAAGAGATGGGCAAGAAAGTTCACAGCCTTTACGAGACGGTCGTTGTTGGCAACGGCAAGCCGCCTCTTAAAGCCGAAGTGGCTAGGCACAGCGACTGGATCCATGGCGTGAACCGTTTCATCTGGCTTGTGATCGGCGCTTTGGTTGGGCAATTCATTGTGACCAGTTGCTCGTTCACGATCATGATCCTCATTGTGCTGGTCAACAACGGAGTGATTGCACCATGACAATGATGACGCATTGGGTTGTGGTTCAGGCTCCACTGCGCGATGCTCCTGGCGGCAAAAAATATCTCGACTTGCCGCAGGGGGCAGTTGTGCGTTTAAGCGGCAAGCACGAGATGATTGACTATGCCGGTCAGGAAACAATCTGGGTTGAGGCAACGTTTGAGATTGGCACGAAGTTCTGGACGGGCTGGGTGTACTCAGGCTTTCTTGAACAACTGGTCATCTCACCGGAAATGGTCAGCATCCCGATCGGAACGCCGAGCCCGCAGGACGCGGCGCAATACTCCATCTGGGATGGCGTTGTGCAATACAACCTGTGCGGCGAGCTGTGCGTGTGCTTTATTGCTGAAGACAACATCGAAGGCATTCTGACCCAGTGGAAAATCAAACAGCCGAGTATGTATCGGCGCGTGTTCGGGAGCGGCTTTGCGCGAGGCACAGACATCAGCGAACTGGATGAGATGCTGGCGATGTATGGATACAGAACCCCGTCGATCCGTTTTGCGGATGCGCTCAAAGATGCGGTGATCGGTCGTCCGCTGATCACGCCGCGCCGGGTGCAGATCATGTTGCGCACCTATCAAGCCATCGTCGGTGTGCGGATTGATCACACTGGCTATCTGCGCAAGAGCGGCGTACTGCACTGGGTGGTGCTTGCGAGCGTTGAGCCGGAGGCGGTCAATCGCGGGTTGGCAAAAATCTATAACCCGTTTACGAACCGGATGGAGCATTACACCTGGGACGAGTTGATCGCCTCGATGGGACCGTCGCCCTACGGGATTTGGGTTAAGCGGCAGGAAAACCTATGAAAGTCAGAATCATCTCGCAACTGGAACTGGAAGGCTTCGCCGAAGCGATCAAAGATGCGGATGCAGAGGGCGGCAACTTCAAGCCGTTATCGGTTGCCGAGATTCGTGAGCGGAGTATGGCGGCGCGGACAGTGCTTGAAACTCTCAAAAACGCCACCGCACAGCCGCAGTGGTTTGACCAATATCACCGCTTAATCAACGCTGGTTTGCCGTGGCGTGTGGCGGCATACATTGCTTGGGCGACCATGCCGAAGGAACACCGCGAGCCAAAGACTCAAGACGAACTCGCACAGAAGGTGCTGGGATTGACAAGCGATCGCGCGATTGCATCGTGGCGCAAGAAATATCCGGGCATTGACCAATTGATCGCTGACTTACAGGCAGAGTCTTTGATGGAATACCGTCCGGCGGCGTTTCGCGCGTTGGGCGAGATGGCGACCAAGGAACACTATCGCGCCGCGCCGGATCGCAAATTGTTTTTCGAGATGACGCGCGATTACACCCCGCGTCAAAAAATCGAAAGCGACAATGTCATTCGAAGAACGGATGACATGAGCAATGTGAGCGAAGCGGACCTGCTGGCGATGAGCGGCAAGCAAAACACACTGAAGCCCGCAACCGAAGACGGTGACGATGAGTAACTCACCTTACGCAGTTTTGATTACCTTGCGCTTTTTTCCCTCACCCGTCCTCTCGGACACCCTCTCCCGAAGGGAGAGGGAACTTCCCTTCCCCCGATGGGGGCAGGTCGCCCGCAGGGCGGGATGAGGGTGCGTAACATCAGTGAGTAAGACAACGATTACTCCGCAAGATGCGCTTGCCGAACGCGCCAAACGAGAACTGGCGCGGCGGCGTTTTTTGCGTTTTGCCGAGTATGTCGATCCGCGTTATCCGGTTCATGCCAGACACATTGAATTGCTCACGAACAAGCTGGAGCAGGTTGCCCGTTATACCGAAACGAAAGGCGCGGAAGGCATCGGACGTTTGATGGTGTTCATGCCGCCGCGTTATTACAAGAGCAACACTGCCTCGCAGAAGTTTCCGGCATGGTTTCTGGGGCGCAACCCAGACAAGCGCGTGATTATGGTTTCGTATGGCGCAGACTTGGCAAGCGAACACAGCAAGGCAGTCCGCGACATTATTCTCTCGGCTGAATATCAGGCGGTGTTTGGCGCGTTGTCTGCGAAGGATGATCCGGTTGAGTTGAGCATGGACAGCCGCTCGGCGCAGAGATGGTCCCTGAGCGCTCCGCATATCGGCGGGATGTTGTCGGCAGGTGTAGATGGCGCGATCGTGGGCAAGGGCGGTCACTTGCTGATCATGGATGATCCGCTGAAGAACAGACAAGAAGCGGAGAGCGAATCACGGCGCGAGTTGATCCGCAAGTTTTATCGCTCGTCGTTTTATACGCGGCGCGAAGACGGCGCAGCGATCATCATCATTTTGACACGCTGGGATCAGGATGATATTGCCGGATACCTGCTCAACGAAATGGTGGGCGATCCGATGTCCGATCAGTGGGATGTCATTTTTCTTCCGGCGATTGCTCTGGAAGAAAAGGTGTATCCGAAGACTGAGGCGGAGTTCAAAGAATATCTTTTGCGCGGAATGTATGTGCCGATGGGCGGCGATCAACTGGGTCGCCAGGCGGGCGAGCCGTTATGGGAAGAAAAACATAGCGCCGGAGAGTTGGCGAAGATCCGCGCGAACATCGATGACTTTGAATTCGAGAGTCAATACCAGCAAATGCCGCGCTTGGCTGAAGGCGGGTTCTTCGATGACGATGATTTCCGCATTGTGGAGCGGGCGCCGGATGGACTGCGCTGGTATTGGTACTTGGACTTAGCTTTGGGCGAGTCGGAGCGGAGCGATTTCAACGCTACGGCTGGCGTGGCATTGGACAAAGACGGCAATCTTTACATTCGTGATGCGCTGGTGGAGCGGGAGTTGGAGGGTTTCCTTGCTGATGTGCGCGGTCTGATGTTGTCCGATGCGGAGCGCGGATCGATTTGGGGCGTGGAAGATACCGCGTTTCAAAAACTAATTTTCAAAGATTTTATGAAAGACAAGGCTCTCGCCAACAAAGAAATCTTGGCGGTGAAGCCGGAGGGCGACAAGGTTGAGCGGGCGCGACCGTGGAGACGGCGAGCCAAGCAGAAAAAAGTATTTCTGGTGCGCGGCGCGTGGAACTTGTCTTTCATTCGCACGGCGGCATCGTTTCCAACATCGGCAAGGCACGACGATGAGATTGACATGGTCAGCGGCGCGGTGCAGATGATGGCGGAGGATGCTGGCGAACGCAAAGCCGTGACCATCCAAGCGCAAGTATCTGAATATGCATTTTGATGAGGTGACGTATGAAACGAAAATTCAATGAACGCAGCGATGCCCAACTCCTTTTGGAAAACGTAGAAGGCGGAAAGCGCATCAGAGCAACACAAGTGATCACCGCTGGGATTGTCAACGGCAATGCCCGGCGTTATCCAGCCAACGTGCTGACGGCGGCGGTGCAGGAACTGCGCACCCATCTGCATGAAAGCGCGGGGCAGGGGCGTATTGTTCAGGTCTTGGGCGAAGCGGAACATCCGTCTGACAAGGCGAGCAAGCGACCAAACCTTTTGGAGACTGTCGTCCGTTGGGACGCAGTGGAGTTTGACGGGCAGACCGTCAGCCTGGGCGGAGTCATCCTGGGCACTTCGAAGGGCAAAGACTTGCAAGCATTGCTGGAAGGCGGCGTTCTGCCGGGCGTGAGCCTGCGCGGATACGGTGAAACAAAATCCATCAAAGAGAATGGCAAGGCAATCGAAGAGGTCACGGCGTTGACGTTGACCGGATTTGATTTGGTGCTCGAACCATCGTTCGAGAGCGCTCAAGCCATGCTCGAATCCAAGACATTCGACGAGGAGGTCGAAATGAATCTCGAAGAACTGAAGAAACTCTTGGCGGAAAACCCGGAGTTGTTCCAAGGCATCACCGAAGCGCAGTTGCAGGCGATGTCCGAATCCCAACTGAAGAAGTTGGAAACGCAGATCCGCGAGGCGCTCGGCATTGACGCGAACGCGAATATTGTCGAGAGCCTGAAGCAGGCTCGCGCCGCGCAGGTGGAACTTGCTGAAACCAAGCGCAAGGCGAACGTCGAGAAAGCGATCGCGGAAGCGACCAAGGAACTCCCTTACGGCAAACTCAACACGCAGTTTGTGGAGGCGGTGAAATCTGCCAACCCGCAGGACGAAGCTGCAGTGAAGGCGATCATCGAGTCGAAACGCGCGGAATACGATGCCATCGCCGCAAGCTTGAAGCTCGAGGGCATGGGCTTCGTCACTGGCAAGAACATGCAGGTGCGCGGATCCGTGTTGGAGGGCGAGACCGGAACTCCGGAATTTGCGCGCGCCTCGTTCGAGCTGGCTGAGTCGTTGCGCCGTGTTGAAATGCATGCGCGGCGCGATCTGCGCAAGGCAGTATCGCCGAATGAAATCTTCACGGCGCTGTTGCTGGAGCGCTTCGACAAGATGTACCGTCAGCAGTTGATGGCGGAGAGCCGCTTGCTTCAGGAAGCAGAGACGGTCGGCGATCTGAGCCTGCCGTACAGCGTGAGCCGCGCGATCATCGAAGAGACGTTCCCGACGCTGGTTGCCACCGGCTTGATCGATGTTGGTCTGATGGATTCGCAGGTTGAGCGCATGTACTACGAAACGTTCAGCGGCGAGACCGGATACACCGCGGCGATCACCGACGAGGCAGTGACCGCCGATCTCAATGAGTGGGTGGCTCTGGCGCATGCGCGTGTCACGCCCGGCTCGGTCGTGGTCACGAACAGCGGGGCAACGGTGACGTACACCGAGGGCACGGATTATGTAATCGACTATGCCAACGGCAAGATCAAAGCCATTGCCACGATCACAGACGGTCAGTCGCTCAAGGTTGATTACGGATACACCGCGATCCGCAAGGGCGAGATGGCGGCGATCGAACGCGGCAAGTTGACTCTGGCGCACAAGACGATCGAAGCGAAAGCCGATCGCCTTGCCGATCAGATCAGCCGCGAAGCCGTGGTGTTCGGTCGCTCCCAGCTTGGCTACGATGCTACCGCCCGCACTCTGGCGAGCCTGTCCAAGCAGATCAAGCGCAAGATCGATCAGGGCATCCTGTATTCCGCGCTGGCGGCAGTTTTGTCCGTCGCCAACAACAGCGGCGGCTCGTGGGACGTGAGCGACTTGACCAAGCTTGATGACGCGGTCAGCTACATCGGCTTTGCCAAGGTGCTGGTCGCCAAGCGTTATTACGATCCGACCTTCATCTTGATGAGCGTCTCGAATGCCGATGCCCTGTCCAACTGGGACGGCTTCAAGCGCGATGGTTTCCCGACCGCATTGCTCAACTCTGCCGGGTTCGTCGGATCGGTCAAGGGTCTGCCTGTGTATGCGGCAACCGAATTCCCCGACACGCATGTGTTGATCGGCAACCGTCAGCTCGTCATGCATCGCGTGTTCCAGCCGTTGCAGTTCATGGGACCGTACCCGACCTATGACACGGACGGCAAGCTGATCGCCGCGAACCAGTACTACGGCGAAGAGTTTAACGCCACCGAAGCGCCAGTCGCTGAGAAGGGCGCGTACGTCAAGGTTGTGTAACCTGATCAACAATCTTCCCCCGCTCGTAAGGGCGGGGGAAGATAAGGACAAACGATGACGATCACATTGGAAGAACTGACCGCGCGACTTGAAGAAGATGTGCCTGCGCGAAACAGCGTCCCGACAGCCACGCAATATGAACGTTGTGTGCGGGACGCGATCGAAGACTTTAGCGAACGCGCCGGGCGGACGAAGGTTGCCAGTTTGAATATTGTCGCAGGCACAGCGCAATATGAACTGCCAGATGATTTTCTGCGCCTCATTGCTCTGGAGAGCATGGCAGGCGCGGACGGAGTCATTCTGTCGGCGAGCGGTATCATCCCTATGAGCGAAAGTTTCAATGAAACGTGGAATATCGTCAACGGAAGCATCACGTTTTATCCAACACCAGCCTACACCGTGAGTCGTGACTATCAATACAAAGCGGGCTGGGTCGAAGGCGAGGGCGGGTATGAACTTAGCGAGCGCGAAGCTCGCATTGTGCTTTTGCATGCGGCGGCAAGCGCAATGACGCGCATTGCCAATGCGCTCTCCGGTGATGCCTGGCGGTACAGCATTGGCGATGAGTCTGTCGATAAGACGAACCAAGCGGCGAGTCTTCGCGCACAGGCGCAGAAACTTGCAGAAGATTATTTGATCGCAGTTAACAGCTATGTCGGGGCGCAGGTGATCCGATGATCGGTATCAATGATCGCTCCCAGATGCAATCTGATTTAAATGAAGTGCGCGGCGACCGAGAAGAGAGTGTCGCCTTGCGGCGCGGCGCGAACACGCTGGCGGAGCAGTCCGTGCGGATTGCCCGCGTGAGACAAGGTTTGCGATCCTCAAGCGGACAGGGCGGGGAGCGTCGGGCAGATGTGATTTTGCTGGGCGACGTTACGTTTGACGCGCAGGTGGATGATCGCTTTACGAGCGCGGGCGTTTTGTATCGCGTGAGTTTTATCCGACCGAACACAGACGCGGCTGTGATCGCGGAAGCGGTGGCAGTGCAATGAACTTTCGGTGGATCACGCCTCCCGATCAGATGTCAAAAGCGCTTGAGCAATTTGCGAAGCGCGCGCTGGTGGCTGTCCGAGCGGTGGCGAGTTACTGGGCGCAGGGCGTTCAGAACGAGGCGCGTACTCAGGCGCGTTGGCAAGATCGCACAAGCAATGCCCGGAGCGGCATCTTTTATGCTGTGGACGGCTTCGATATGCCGCCGCTGGTGGGCGAAGTCAGCGTGCCGCGCAACTTGAAAAGCGATGTGGCGGTGGAAGCGGGTGATGCAAACACGCTGATTGTCAGCGTGGCGCATACCGTGTTTTATGGCAAATATCTGGAAGTATCCAACGGCGGGCGGAACGCGATCATTATGAGCACGATCGAAAAGAACCTGCCGAAGCTGGAACAATTGGTTCAGGAAATATTCGCAGGGTAACGTATGGGAATCCGAGATTCAATCAATGCGCTTTTTCGTAACAAGCCCGTTTTGCAGACGACCGCGAATGCGCGGGAGAACGTTGCCGCGCAATCGACGATGGAAGTTTTGAATCGCTTTAAGGCGGAAAGCGAGCGGGCGCAGATCATCAAGACTTGCAGGCAGATGTACAAAAGCGATCCTCGCGTCAAAAAGATGATGCGCTTGTTTGCGCGTGATTTGGTGCGGTCGGGTTTTCTGATCATCTCGAAACATGCGCAGGCAGTGGATGAGGCAAAGCGTCTGCAGAAGCGGCTCGATCTCAATCAGTGTGTTGAAGATTGGGTGCGCTTGACGGCGAGGGATGGCGATTCGTTTTTAGAAGTTGTTGTCAATGAAGCGTTGGATATTCAAACTGTGTCGCGCAAACCCACGCTCAAGATGCGGCGCAACTGCAATGCGCTGGATGGTTTTGATAACGCGGAACGCGCTTTCTGGATGGCGGACGAGATCGCTGGCATGGTCCCGCCTGCGGATGCGATTTGGTTTGCAGAGTGGCAGATGATCCATGCGCGCTGGGAACATGATCCGGAAAACCGCTATGGAACACCGATGATGGAAAGCGCAATCATGGCGTACAAGCGGACGACCGAAGGCGAGACGGATGTGGCTGTGCGGCGCAAGACGCGCTCTGGTGTGCGTTACAACCATGTGTTGGAAGGCGCGAGCGAAGGCGATCTGAAAGCATACAAGGAACAGAATCACGCGGCGTTGGAGAATCCGTTCGCGGCGGTGTCCGACTTTTTCAGCAACCGCAAAGGCACCATCGAGGTGATCGAAGGGGACGGCAAGCTAGGCGAGATACAAGACATCCTGCATCACATCGCCACGATGTTCACAGCAGGCGACGTGCCGATGGAGTTGATTGCATACGGCGGCGAGCTGAACCGCGACATCTTGGGTGAGAAAAAAGCGGAGTATGCCGAAACGTTGGAGCAGGGCAGGGAATGGGTAACCAGCCAAATCTTGCGACCATTGCTCGAGCGGCAGTGGTTGTTGAAAGGCATCCTGCCTGAGAGTGTAGATTACAACATCGAGTGGCGGCGAGCCAGCAACATGAGCGCCGCCGATATCCGCGACATTGCCGATGGCATTTCGCGCTTGCGTTTGCTGGGAGTGCGCGAAGACGTGTTGCGGACGTTGTTGGCGCGTTACCTGCCGGGCGTGGATGCTGAAGTGATGACCGACGATACAGCGATCGACACCGAGCGGTTCGCCGATATGTTGAAAGGGATCAGCATCTAATGACCAGCCTGAATACGATCCCGTTGACGAAGCTTGCTCAAGCGGAGGTTGCCGCCCTGGCGCGAATCCATTTGTGGACGACCAGCAAGACTCACGAGATGATGTTGCAGCTTGGCAAGGCGGCGCAAGTAGAACTGTTGCGCGGCGCACCTCAGGGAAGCATGGATGGCGCGGATGGTTATCAAGTTCAACAGAGCCTGCTGAGGCTGTGGTCTGAAACGCATGAGCAATGGACAAAAATGTTCTTGAAGGCGCGTTTGCAGGCGGCGCGTTTGCCGTTTGCGTTATTGGCAGAGACACATCAACGTCTGATGAAACCGCTTGCGCTTGCTGAAGCAGTTGTGGATGGCGTGTTTGATCCACAGATTCAGATTGTGCTGGATGCGGCTGGGCAGAAGATGTTCGACGATGGTCTCAATCTTTCCGGGCGGATTTGGAAACTGGATCGTGAGGCGCGGGCAGGCATACAGCAAGTGATCATGAACGGCGTGACGAATCAGTTAAGCGCGATGGATATGGCGCGGCAGTTGGAAGTCTTTCTGGGCGCAGGCGCGGACTGCCCGCGTTGGACATCGACGCGGTTGTATGGGATGACCAAGAAAGAAATTGCCAGCGGCGATCTGCGCGGATTGATGAGCGGCGAGGCTTGTGACGGGAGCGGCATCTCGTATAACGCCCTGCGTTTGGCGCGCACGGAGATTCAAGCAGTGCATGCGATGGCAACCGACGCGCAATTGGCGATGAGCCCGTGGGTGGAGAAAGAACAGATCCATCTCTCAGCGGGACACCCTGAAGAAGATATCTGCGACGAGACGATCCGAAGCGGTGAAGAGGGCGCGGGAATTTATCCGGTTGGCACTGTGGCATTACCGCTTCATCCGAACTGCCTGTGCTACAAAACTGGCGTGACGATGAGTGAGAAAGATTTCATCCAGCAAATGAAGGGCTGGCTGAATGGCACGAGCGGCTGGGCAGAGATGGATGCCTATGCTGAAGGCATCGGCGGCGTTGATCGTGATTTGGGAAGCGCAACCCTCGCGCTGGGCGTGTGGTTGTTTGGCAACAAAGATGAATTGGCAAAGGTGATGAGATGAGCATTGTGACCATCATTCAGGAGATGATGCAAGGAAGCGCAGAACTTAGCGCATTGTTGACAGGCGGCATTCATGCCGGAATTGCCGAAATCACAAGGCAGACTGCGCCGGGTGCGTTTGATGCGATTGGAGAAATAAAACCCTGTGCGTTGATTAAGACAAGCACAGAAACAAAACGCGGACCGTACTCCGGCTCGGTGCAGACGCCAGTCGAAATTTTCGTTTATCAGCGAGAGGGATATGACGTCATTGATGATGCAAGCGCGATCCTTTTTGGCTTGCTGAACGGGGCAAAGCCCGAAGCAGGCATTTGGCGGATTGAATTCGATAGTCTGTCCGCAAACTTAGTTGATTCTGCGCTGGAGTGCAGTCTGGGTCTGGCGCGTTTCATTGCAATACGAATGCGATAGGAAGGAGGTCTATGAAGATTAAATATGCGGGTCCCGCGACGGTGCGCGTGATCGATCCATATCGCTGGTCGAAGGAGAATGGGTATGTGCAGGATGTGCCGAATGAAGTAGCGGCAGACTTGCTGACATCCCCAGACAATGAATTCAGGCTGGCAGATGGCGAGAACGCAACAGCCGCGCAGGAAACGATCGAGAAAGTGATCGACAACATTCATCCCAAACGACGATCCAAGAAGACCAAGTAAAGGAGAAGACTATGGCATACGGAGATAAACCTTTTGGCATTCGCGACATCAAGCTCACCGACCTGGGCGGAAGCCCCACGCAGGTGGATTTGCCCGTCGCGCAGAAACTCAAAATTGCACCGCGCATCAGCTCGAACGAGTTGAAGGGCGGCGACTCGCTGAAGTCGGTGGTTGCATTTGTTGAGGCGGCAGAATGGGAACTGGAAGCGGGCGGCATCAGCCTTGAAGCTCTCGCAAAGCTGATTGGCGGAACTGCAACCACCAGCGGAACCACACCGAACCGCACAACCACGCTCTCGGTCAAAGGCGGCATGAACATGCCGTATGTGAAGATTTACGGCAAGGCGCTCGGCGAAGGCGCGGACGATATCCACTGCCTGATCTACAAGGCGAAGGTAACGGAGATAGATGGCGAGTTCGCCAACGGCGAGTTCTTCATCAGTTCGTGCAAGGGCATCGCGGTCGATGACGACACGAACGGCGTGTACGAATTCGTCCAGAACGAAACCGCAGACGATCTGCCCGCCACTTAAACCGATCCTCATACCGGGGCGGTGAGCGATCGCCGCCCCGCAGGAGAACATGATGAATTTACAGCAATGGCGCGAGAACAACATCAAACCGCTGACGCTTCCATCCGGGCTGGATGTGAAAGTCCGCGAAGTGAAATTGCTTGATCTGGCATTCAACGGAAATATCCCGGTGACGCTGAACGGCATGCTCGAGAGTTTGCTAAACAAGCCTGAAGTCAAAGCAGATGAACTCGCCAAGTTTGGCGAATTGGTGAACATGGTCGTGAAAGCGGCGATGATCGAACCCGCTGTAGCGGATGTTGCCGACGATACGCATGTTGCCGTCCAAGAATTGCCTGCCGAAGACAGGCTCCACATTTTCAACTGGGCGAACCGGGAGGCGACCCAGCTCACCCAGTTTCGCAACGAAGGATGAGAACCTATATGCCTTGCATGCCTTGGGGCATATATATGGAAAGCGCCCGTCCGAAATTCTCGGCGTGGAAACGGAATGGGGCGCATATCAAATCGATGTTGTGACCCTGGTGCGCGGTATCCACTTTGAAAACAATCCGCGCAGTAAAGCGGCGAGCGGTTGGAGTGAGGACGATTTCAAATCTCCAAGAGGCAAAGCCATAAAGAAGGTCAAGGTCAAGAAAGACGGGACGTGGTGATATGGCAATCAAACTGGGAAGCGCTTACGGCATAGTGACATTGGATGCGAGAGGTGTGCGCGAGGGCGTGAACAACGCGAACGCCGCGCTGAAGTCATTGCAAGCATCCGCGCAGTTGGCAAGCAAGCAGTTACAGGGCATTGGCAAGACCATGACATTGGGCTTGACTCTGCCTTTGGCGGCGTTGGGTACTGCCTGGACAAAAGCGGCAAGCGATTACCAAGAGACTGCCAACAAGGTCAAGGTGGTGTTTGGAGAATCCGCTGATGCTGTCTTTGCATTTGCAAAAGATTCTGCCACCGCGCTGGGCATGAGTCAGCAGGCGGCGCTCGATGCGGCAGGGACTTTCGGAAATCTATTCACCTCGATGGGACTGGCGCGGGAAGCCTCGGCAGAAATGAGTATGGGGTTGGTGCAGTTGGCGTCTGACCTGGCATCGTTCAACAATCTCGATCCGACCGAAGTGCTGGTGAAGTTGCGAGCAGGATTGGTCGGAGAGGTTGAGCCGATGCGCACGTTGGGCGTGAGGCTCGATGCGGTGTCCGTAAAAGCCAAGGCGATGGCAATGGGTCTTGCCGATGCGAATGGTGAGTTGAGCCAAGCCGCGCTGTTGCAGGCGCGCTATGCGATGATGCTGGAGCAGACCGGAAATGCCCAGGGCGACTTTGCGCGGACAGCCGATGGGCTGGCGAACCAAATGCGCATCTTGAAGGCACAGGTTGAAGACGCGGGCGTGAAGCTTGGAACAATTCTGTTGCCGTATGTGCTCAAAGGTGTGACTGCTATTACAGACTTGGTGGAGCAGATCGATTCATGGGATGCGGCAACTCAGCAACAGATCCTCAGCCTGCTTGCGCTGGCGGCGGTTGTCGGACCGGTGATCATGTCAGTCGGCAAGATGGTCGCGATCTATAGTGCGCTGGTCCCGGCTGTGAATACTTTAACCAGAGCCTGGCAGGCTGGTCTCACCGTGCAGACATCGGTTCGTGCGGCGATTACAACACTGACAGCGGGAATGAATATGCTGACGGTTTCAATCCTTGCCGCTGTGGCGGCAGTTGCCGCGTTGATCGCAGTCTGGCTCACATGGAAAGCGCAAATTGCAGATCGTGTGGAAGCAGGCATGGCGAAGAATATGGAGGTGTGGGCTGATGCAATGCAGAAGGTCGTCGATGCGGGCGGAAGCGCCGAGGACGTGCTGAAACGATATGTGAATGGTATCGAGGCAGTCAACCAAGCGCATGAAAAACACGGCTTGGTTGCCGAGCTATTTGTGGACAAACAACAAATTATCTTGAATGGGTTGGAACAGACCGAGCAGGCGTTAATCGATGCCTCAGACGGTTACGCTGAATATAAGTCGAGCGTGATGTCTGCGGCAGATGCGGCAGGTTTGATGATTGACGCTGAGGGCAATTTGGTGCGGGTGATTCGTGGGCGGGGCGGCGTAGTGACCAAAGTTGTGGAAGAGAACTTCATGCTCTCCGAGAGCGGGTATCAGGCGGCAACTGCAGTAGAGACATTGACAGCCGCAGAGCGCAGGGCTGAGACTGCGGCGCGGCGTCATGCAGGCGCGCTGAAACAGGTGACGAATGCCGCAATGGACGCGAGCGACATCATGTCGATTGTTTCATCGACATTGTCTGAGTGGGGGATGAATGCAGATGATGCGTCTGCCAAGACCGATGAGCTTGCAGTTTCACTGGGCGCAGTCAGCGGCGAAGCGCAACAACTGCAGAGCGACATACGTCTGATCACTCAGGCTTGGGCGGCAGGCGTGTTGAAGGGCGATGTCTATGCTCAAATGTTACAAGCCGCGAAAGATGGCACTCTCAAGTTGTCTGACGCGCAACGTGAGAGTTATCAGTCGGGTATTGACCAAGCGAATTTGCTGAAAGAGCAAGCGGCGTCGGCATCTGAAGCGGCGAGCGCCTATGCAGATATGGCGATGCAACTCAAAGATGCTACGAGCGCCCAGATTGCCAGTACCTTGATCGGCGAGATTGAGAAGTTGAAAGACGCTGGGGCAATCTCCCCTGATCAATTCCTGGAAGCGTTTAAAGATATTGCCATTGATTTCGGATTGGCTGATGAAAAATCATTAGCTCTTGCGGAACACATACCGCTGTTAACGGATGCCCTGGCAAAAGGTGTCTTGCCTGCGCAAGCAATGTCTGAAGCGCTCGGCGCGTTGATCACCGATGCCGCTGATGGGGAAGTGAACTTCCAAGCGATCATCGATAAGTTTGGAGGGATTCAAACAGAGGCTCCCAAAACAACCGCCGTACTTCAAACCGAAATGCCCAAGTGGGAAAGCCAGGCTGATAAAACAGCAAAAACTATCGCGCAAAAGTTTTCAGGGATCAACTGGGAGGGTGTCGGTTCCAGTATTGCGGACGGCATCGCGGCAGGTATCACGGCGGGAACCCCCGCGATTGTAGCGGCGGCTGAGGCGGCGGCTCTGGCGGCGCTCGATGCGGCGAATGCCGCTCTGGGGATCCAGTCGCCGAGCAAGGAATTCATGGTGTCTGGAAAAATGACCATGTTGGGCATGGCGCTGGGCGTGACCAAAAACACAGCGACGGTGATCCGGTCTGTCCGTGATATGACTCAACAGATGATGGCTGAAGCGGGAGGAGTCGTGGCTGGCTCCGGTCTGTTGCCGACCATTCGCGGTGGGGCAGTTTCGCTGGCGCCGCAACGCTCCGGGTCGGGCGGGCAGTCTTTCAACGAAGACAACCGCACGAGCTTCTGGGCTCCGACAACGATCATTATGAACTCACAAGATTCGATGCATGACATCGTGAAGAAGGCGAGGCGGCGATGATCCGAATCCAGTCGTTCAACGGAAAAACGCTCGACGCGGCGAAGTACACCATTGTCGCGCAAGTGCGAGATAACAAGCTCGCTCAGTCGGTGGTATCGGCTGAAGTCGTTTTGCGCGGGAAAGCTGATCCACTTCCTGCGCCATATACGCGGCAGGAAAACTATATTGTGCTGTCCATCGAATTAACAGTGGCGAAAGACGATGTTGCGTACGCTTTCGATGAATTGGTCTCGATCTTCGATGTGGACGATGACGAACTGCACAGCCTGATCGGGCTGGATGACGATGATGTTGAGTGGGAGATCGAAGCCCGCCCGACGCAATACGTGATCGAGAATTCATATCTGCACAAGATCAATTTGCAAACCATGACCAAAGCGTGGTCACGCACGGCGCAAAGCAGCGACACATGGAACATCACAGCCAGCGGGCAGACGCATGTTATATCCACCAATGGCAATCGCAAAGTCCGTCCGGTGTTCGAGTTCACACCTTCTGTCAATAAGGGCTGGAATGGTTTTCTCAAACGCTACGATTACTTGATCTATAATCGCCAAGCCAAGCGTTACAACGGCGACATCTACTCGCGCGACATCACTGAAGGCGGGTTGAACACATCCACGCTGGTTGCCGATACGAGCAAGAGCAATCAGATCAACCAGGGGGGTGGCATTACCGCTGTAGCGACAACGATCCCGATCGATACAGCGGTCGGCGGAGGACTGCCGTCCATTGGCATGGGCTATATAGACAGCGAGCAGATCGCGTGGACAGGCAACACGGGTACGCAATTAACAGGCGTAACCCGGGGCATCGGTTCGACTGTCGCGGCGACTCATGCTGATAATGCTGTCATCAAACGCAGTTGGATTAAAGCGGATGGTAGCGACGTGCGCGTGTACTTGAACGATGTGTCCATTCCCTATTGGCTCAGCACGACCAGCCTCGCCGGATCATCCGCCACCAAAATTTGGATTAACTTGGATTTATCGCCGAAGCAGGAATTTGTTCTTGCGACAGCGATCGCATCAAGCGGAAGCATTAGCGCAATTGAATTCAAGAAGACTGCGAGCATTGTCGAGAAGATGCAGGCGCTGCCCGATGAAGGCGAATTGCTGATCGATAGCGAACGTTTCATTTATACGGATAAGGATGTATCCAAGAGAAAAGTGACGGGCATCACCAGAGCGGCACGCGGCTCGAGCATGGCAAGCCACAGTGTTGGAGGCACGATTCGTTGGATTGAGCATAATATTATTTTGGCGTTTGGCAACGAGACATTAGAGGCATCCGAGCAGGATGAATCGATGAAGCCGTTGCTCAACCTATCTTCCAGCACAAACACATCTTGGGTATTGAGTGAATTCGCCGATGAGACGGGCTTGCGGGCGAACGCTTGGGTTGGCTCGGTGATCAGTTCTACTGGCGGCGAATCGAACGTATATACCGGATCATACGGCGCGGCGGCTGATCCAGCCACCGAGATGGGTATGTCTATTTTGGCATGGCAACAAAGCGGAGCATGGCGCGGTGAGACGGCTAAGCTGTCTTGGATATTCAGCCTGCCGTGCGGTTTCACAACGGTTACATCCAGCGGAGCCAAGTATCGCTCCTCTACTGAGTGGGCGTCAAAATCGGGTTTGCAAAAATCGAAAAACGGAAAAGACTGGGAGACTGTTTTCAACGAAGCGACGCCCGGATCGACCGGAGCATGGGCAGCGTGGACGCGGAGCAGTGTCAGCTTAAGCGGAACATATCAATTCTTGCGGTTTATCTTTTTCGGGACAATTTCCGCCAAGGCTGATCATCAAATCTCATTTGAGGTGCAGTCTGTCACCTTGACATTGGACAGCGGCAATACGCCGGTTGGGACTCTCGTTGGAGACGCCGTAGGACCGTATGAATTGGATGCGAAGATTACAAATGAAACCAATGGACTCTATTTTCGAGTGCATTTTGTGATGCGCACTGGACAGACGTTGCGGATTGACTGTGCGCAATGCAAGGTGAAATACCTTAAAGACAACTCGGATGCCTTCGGGGCGATCAGCATTCCGGCTGAGTTTGATTGGATGTTGTTAGAGCCGGGTGATAATACACTGACCTACGAAGACGATGGCACAGGCACAATCAGCCTCGTGACCAAATGGTATGAGCAAAAGGTGATGCGATGAGCGATTGGCGTTTGACGCTTTTCAGCAACAAGGGCATCCCGCTGGCGGATGTCAAAACCCATGTCGAATGCGAATGGGTCTTGAACGATTATGGCGAGCTGACGTTTACAATCTCCAAAGAAGACCCCGCTTGTAAACCGCAGATTTTACGCAAAGGCAATTTTGTGTTTTTTCAACATAGCAAGGCGGGGACATGGGGCGGTGTGATTCGAGCGCCGCGAGCCTGGACGCGTAAAGCAATCAAGATTACCGCGCACAGCGGGGCGGTGCAGTTTGCGCGGCGCGTGGGTCCCAGTGAGGTGTGGACTGGAACCCCGGGGGTGTTGTTTCAAAAAGCGATTGATTATGGAAACGCTCAGGGCAACATGCGCATTCGGCGCGGCGATATTTGGACAGGCGGCGACGATGTGGAAGATGAGTTGCGGCACGATTCCCTGATTGACTACATCAAAAATTTACAAGACATTGCGGATTGCGATTGGCAAGTCCGCGCTGTGTTGGACGACAAGAACCGCATTCAGTTCTATGCCGACTTCAAGAAAATCGAAAATGTTGTGCCGCTTGTCTTGCGCGAAGGACCGAATAGCAATTTGAAGATCACCGATGAAGACGAAGTCTTGTTAGAGCAGGATGACATCGTCAATGAAGTGCTGTATTTCGGAAGTGATGGAGAGCAGTTTCGCACACGAAAGAAATCATCCTTGCGGAATGAAGAATCCATCAAGCGCTATGGTCTGGAACAAATGGCGGATGCTTTGCCCGAGCGCACTGCATCCTGGCGCAGGTTGTTGTTGGCGGCGTACAAGCGGCTCAATCGCATGAGCCGCGAGCAGGCAACCTATCATTTGACTGCGCTCAACGTTGGGCGCACGTTTGAGTTGGCGCGTGAAGGAAATATTGGCAAGGTATATTTGCCAGGATTTGGCTTTCGGAGCGAGTCGTCAATATCGTTGGATGGGGGCAGGACTGTGTTTGGAAACGGCGCAAAAGTGAGAGTGCTGGGGCGGGTGTTGAGCACTGCCGAAGATACGATGGAACTGGCGTTGGAGGTGAAATAATGGCTCGTGTTTTGCCGAAACTGGTTAACAAAAATAATCTATTCACCGCGCAAGATCGGCAAGGGCGTGAAATCGCCATGCTCAAACGCGGGGCAGTGAGAACGCCAAACTTGGAAGCCATCAGCCCAGAGCTGGGCGAGTATAAGTTTTTGCGTGAGGATGGAAGTGTGGCTGTGCGGATTGGAAGTTTCCCCGAAGAAGATGCTGACACTGGAACATTCACGAACTTAAACGGTCGTGATTTAAATGGCGCTTTGCAATGGGGCATTGATAGTGACAATGGCGAGATCATCGCGGCGAACAAATCAGTTCGCTTAAATAAAAAGGGCATCGCTCTCTCGAATGGAGCGACAATATTTAATGCAGAAGGAGTCATGATGGACACACAAACAGTCAAAGGCTTTTCATGGGAAAAACTCGGCGCGGCGTTGAACGCTGGTGGATTGCCAATATACTTTACCGTTTATGCGCTGGGTGTCGATCGTGTTAATGACATTCTCTACGCGGGTGGAACGTTCACCAGCGCAGGCGGGAGCGCGATTTCGTATTTTGCAAAATGGCAAAACGGCACATGGTCGCGATGTGGGACTATTGATCCAAATGGACAAGTCCGATGTGTCCACGTTGATCGTAACGGGAATGTTTATATCGGCGGCTCGTTCACGCAGGTGGATGGTGTGTCCTGTAGCAAGATCGCAAAATGGAATGGAACCGTTTGGAGCGCATTGGGGACTGGAGTGGATGACACAGTCTATGGCATCGCAACAGATTCGGGTGGCAATGTGTATGCCGCAGGAAGTTTCAATAACGCAGGCGGGTCACCCATTCGCATAATTGCGAAGTGGAATGGCTCGGCGTGGAGTTCGCTGGGCAGTGTCTTTCCATTGGCTTATGGCGCGATCCATGCCGTGGTGTGCGATGCCAGCAACAATATTTATGTGACCAACGATGCCAATAATTATCTGGGTGGCGTTTCCAAGTGGAATGGATCGGCGTGGTCGCTAGTTGGAACGATGGACGGCAGGGAATTGCTCTGCATCGATGCCAACAACAACCTGTACACGATCGCTTTTGATGCCGTGGTCGATTCACCAGATACGATCTACAAGTGGAACGGCTCCGTGTGGGAAATGATTGGCACAGACAGTTTTGATGACAATATTCGCGCCTTGGCTGTGGATATGAATGGCATTGTTTACGCCGGGGGCGATTTCCTGAACGTGGGCACGGAACCGATGAAATACTTTGCTCGCTGGGATGGATCGGAATGGAGCAATGCTGGCGCATCTCCTGATGCCAGAGTGACGGCGCTTGCGATTGATCCTTTCACCGCAGGCAATCTTTACGTTGGCGGGAGTTTTACCAGCTTTGCGGCTGAGACAGTTGGCTATTTGATTAAACTCTGCGAAGTGGATGCTGACATCAAACGCGCTCAAGTGTTTGGCGTTGGCTCAGATGGCGACTGGAAAGTGACCGGTGTAATCACACTTAAACGGGATATGTATTTCAGAAACCTGTGGCTTGCTGGAGCAAGTGCGCGTGTCAAGCTCAACGGGTACAAGCTTTTTGTCAGCGGCATCTTGAAGATCGACAATGCCAGCGGATCCGTGGATGCTGATGGAGAGAATGGAGTTAATGGTGGATCGTATTCTGGCGGCGATGGTGGTAGTGCAGGAACTCGTCCATATACTGCCAGCCCACATTTTTCATTCCCGCTTGCGGGTGGGAATGGAGGAACTCCAGCCGGAGCAGGAACTGCTAATAGTTCAGGAGGTACAACGCCGGGGAAACCCTACACAGCGATGTCGCCATACACATTTCGCCCTGGGCAAAGCGGAGCGGGCGGTGGGTGTCATGGAGTATCGCCTGCTGTCGGTGGGTCGCCTGCCACGCAACTAGATTATGCAGGCGCAGGTGGTAATGGCGGAACTGCAACTGGCACGGCGAATAACGCAATGGGTGGTGGTGGTGGCGGATCGGGGGGCGGTGTTGTATGGGTCTATGCATATTGTATCGATAACGCAGGTCGCATATCTGCAAAAGGTGGTAATGGAGGAAGCGGTGGAACAGGCGGTGGTAACAAAGGTGGCAATGGCGGCGGCGGTGGCGGTGGAACTGTTGTGATCTATTTCTCGACCATTGATGGAGCAGGCATTGGCACTGTCAGCGCAAGCGGTGGCGCAGCTGGAACCGCAGGCAATGGAGGAAGTGCTGGCAGTGCAGGGAGTACCTACGTTTATCAACTCTAA